GCTAAGATTAAAGTTTATTCCTTCCACTGCCCCTCGCTTCCTTAGACAATTGTACCAAATTGGGCCCCATATGGCAATCCCTGCTGCACAGGCAGGATTTTGGGAGATGTGTAACTATCCATCCTAAGTAGGCCATATGGGGTGGTGCGCTGTGTAGGACTTGAACCTACGACGACCCGATTATGAGTCGGGGGCTCTAACCAACTGAGCTAACAGCGCTGGCATATATATTACTATACACGCCTATAATGGGTTTGTCTACTCCTGTGCGTTCTTGTCAATTTTAGCGAATGCTGAATTGATTTCTGAAGCAGAAAGCTTTCCATCGTCTAGGAATGCTCGTGCTAGTCTTTCAACTACAGTTGCTACTCCAAGAGTACCTGCAAGAATTACAGCCTTCATTGTGTCAATTCCGACCAATGAACCTGCGCCAATTACTGAAAGTCCTGATGCTGCAAATACTGCAACAATTCTCATGAGGATATTCCAAATATTAGTTACGGCTGATGAACCAATTACTTCTTCTCCTGTAGCAGGATCTGTAACTGTTATATCAATTTCTTTTCTCTTTGCCATATTAGTCCTCCTTTCTGAGCGGGATTGTGATTAACCAGATAGCTGTTGTTATCAATACTGCAATACCAACAATATCTCTGGCGGATCCCGTCAAAGTTAACCATGCTATAAAGAAGCCGAGGAGGGTAAAGGCTTGTGCAATTACTTCAACTCCTGCGTCCTTCAGCCATGTGAAAAAGCCTTTTACGACTTTTTTAATTATCTTCATGTTACCTCCTCATTCCAATCAAAGTGCTAGCAATCTGCGACACAATGACTACTGGAATAATTACTTCCTGTGCTTTTTCTCTCTGATCGTCTGTCATATCCATACCTAACTCAGAGAAATTAGATAGGAGTTCTAGTGGGTCTATATCAAATACCGCCCCAAGTGGGTCTGCTAAGAACGCTTCTGTTTGTACTTCTGTTGTAGCGTCTGCAAGGGTGTACGGCATAGGTGCATCCAAGTTAGCATTTGCACGGTCACCGAACTCTTCTAGTGCTGTTGCTACTTCTGGATTAGACTTGGCTAACTCTGCTACTACCGCTAACTCTTTTACAGAAACACCCAGGGATTGAGAAACTACTGCCGCTTGCTCTGGCGTTAATTTAGCTAAAGTGTTAGAATTAGTTAAGTCAGCAATTAAGTTTGCTGTTGCATTATCGATTGGAGAATTGTCTGTTTTACTTGGATTTTCAGAAACATCTTGAGTTGGTTCAGGCTCTGGAGTTGGATCTGTATCCTCTGGCTGAGGTGAAGGCTCTTCAGAAGGCTCTGTTTCAGGCTCAGGTGTTGGGGTGGGATCTACGGTCTCCTCATCTGTGGTATCAGGCGTTGGAGAAGGATTGGCTTCTTCTGGTTCAGTTTGCTCAGGAGTTGGCTCCTCAGTAGGTTCTTGTGTTGGCTCTTCTGTAGGTTCTTTAATAGGCTCTTCTGTAGGTTCTGTTGATGGTTCTGGTGTTGGATCAACTGTTGGCTGATTTGCTGCTGCATTTGCAGCAGCTTGAGCTATAGCAGCGGAGACCCTCTGTTGTTCTTCAAATTTAAATTGTTCATTATATGAATCCCATGCCTCATCGATAGCGTCATTCATTTCATTTACTGCCTGTGTATAGTTTGTATTAGCAGTATTTTTAGCAGACAAAGAGTTTGTTAGGTTTTCTTGAGCTGTTGTTAGGTTTTGTGTAGCATTTGTTAGGTTTGAGCTATATGTTGTGAGGTTTTGGTTTTGAGTATTGTAGTAAGCAAGTTTATTATTATAAATTGTTTGCTTAGTTGCTTGATCTTCTACCGCCTGATTGTATGCATCTATTTGTGCTTGTGTTGCACCAGATCCATATGAGAATGTATTTAAGTTACAGCTAAACCCTACTCCCCAGCCTCCAGTATAATCACATCCTGCTCCAGTCCATCCCCCAGGAATTGCCCATCCAAGATGATAATAACCTGGTCCTCCGCCGTTATACCACCAAATTTCTACATCTAAAGTCTTATCTTGGCTAACATCATAAACTGGAGAATATGGACTCCAAGTAGATCCTTGTTCTCTCCAATTGTCAACAGCAAGTTGTCCATTAATATACATTTTAAATCCATCATCTGTATATCCTGCAAAATATGTTGAAGTCCAATGAGATGGGACAGTAATAGTTCCAGTAAACTTAACTATAAAATCCTCATACCTACCACACACTGGTGGCTGCATTGAATTTGAATTCCATACTCCACTACATATAACTGCGTCTGGAATTGCTACCCCTCCAAATCCCCTTGTGAGGTAGTAGACTGTATATTGTAATCCTGAGCTACCAGAATTTTGAACTGCTGATTGTGTTGTTTGAACATTTAGGTTGGCTATGTCCAGGTCATCTTGTGCATCATTTTTATCTTGCAATGCTGTTGCTACTATGGGTGTTTGACTATCTACTGCTGATTGTGCTGCATCCTTTTCTTGTAATGCTGTGGCTTCTGCTGTTACTGCTGCATCATATTGCATGTCTGCTGTATCTTTAGCCAGCTTTGCAGCTACTGCAGCATCATACTTGCTCTCTGCAATATCAATTAATTCTTGAGTTTCTACCTTATCTGAAAGGTTATTTATCTTGGAATTTAGATCCGCAATTTCTTGCGCCGCTACAGAAATAGGGTCATCGGCACTGGCTTCTCCCATAAAAAGCCAGCCAAAAGCCAGAAAACACGCTAGTGTTATGCGGTATAGTCTATTAATTTCCAATCTCCCATGTCAGAATGTCTGACAATTTAATTATACAGGAGAATGAATACTAAATAACTTCCATATTCTCTAGAGCCTCAGCTAATTCCTGCGGCATTCTTCTAGGTGGCCTAATTAAATTATCAATTCTATTTTTTTCTTCTTCAAGATAGTTGTCTCTTACTAATTCACCGTAAGTATGTATCTCAACTTCCCTGTTTTTCTCCCGCTTTGAATGAACAATAGCATTATAAATTGATCCACAAACAGCATCCGCCAAGTCTTTGGATCCTTTTCTAGGGTGGTCAACCTTATCTCTCATAATACGAAGTTGTAGCAATTCATCAATAAGTAAGTCAATTCGTGGACCCTTAACTCTTTCTTCCGCCACTATCATCGCCATATCTTCATAGTGCTTCTTAGCAACAGATAGCAACTCTGTGTTCATTCCATATCCTCGCAACTGTTGCATCATGTCATGTGAGTTCCAACGGTCAAATGTGGTTAGCTTTATATTGAATCCACGTTGTCTTAAAGAAAGTATGTAGTCTTTAACATCAGTAAAGTCTACGCTTTTTGATGCAGTAGGTGTCCAAAATCTTACTGCATCTACTACAACTACAGGTGCCGACTGAGCGTACTCATTTCCTACTTTCATGTTTACCCACTTCTCAACATGAGCCAAAGATACTGCACAATGGTCATGCTTTTGTGCAAGGTCTACGTGTATAAAATATTCCTTGTCATCTATTGGCTTAAACCATTCTGCAAACCTGCCAGATGAATCTACAGCTAGGTTGGGGTTATTAAATCCTGTTTCTATCTTTTCTCTAGACTTAAAGAAAGCGTCTACTGCATCTGGGGGCATGCAAGCATATCTAGATAAAGAGTCTTCTGGGCTCTTATAAAAGTCAATTTTAAAATCTTCTATGGTTCTTGTAGGGTTAATCTCCCATGTAGGTCTTTTCAATGCAAATACCTTGGGAACTTTATATGCAACTATGTGGTCTTCTTCCCACTGGATGCTAAACTTATTTCCTGGCTCTTCTTCTGGAAGGTCTGGGTTTAATATAAACTCATGTGTTTTTATTACCGTCTCTTTACTTGCGATAGACTCTTCATACTTCTGCTGAATAAAGTCATTCTTAAAACGGGGAAATGAGAGTAGGATTAGCTTACCAAAGTCTGGGAAACGTGATGTAAGAGATGCACGGTACATATCATAGATAGACTGAGCAGTCTTAGCTTGATCGTGTCCCGTTGTATTTTCTAGGGCGAAGCCTGAAATCTCATCGAGAACAACTACAATTACGTTATAACCTTCCCAGGCTTCTCTTTCTGAGTGGCCTGAGTGAACTGTAATACTCTTATCAAATTCAATAGATCCAGCTTTAGGATTATACTTACCAACAAACCATGGCGACTTTTCAATTCTTTGCTTAAATCCCTTAAAGAAAACGTTGTTAGCCTGCTGTGCGTTAATAGCAATATTAAGAATGTCTATAGCATCTCCAGGTGGTTTTCCATAATATACCGCTGGATCCTTTAGACATAGGAGAAGATATGTAATATATGCTGCTGCAATTGTTGATGTATAGTCCTTACCAGAACCTTTACCTAATTGAAAGATAACTTCATTACAAGTTTGCTTCCATCTTTTTTCACCCTCTTCTTCACCCAACCACCTTATCAATGTATCTTTTTTATACACCTGAGTCATTGCTTTGATCATGGTGTATTGATATGTAGATAGTGGTGGCAAACCAAGATAGTTTGTAGATGTAACAAACTCTTCAATAGTTACTGGCTGTTCTTCAAACTCATCGCCGTCTAGTACATCTAAAAAATCTTTAAAGTCAGCCATTGTTTACTTGAACAACCTCGACTGGCTCTACTACGCCAGATATGCGAGAAAGTCTTTGCTTAACTTCTCTCTGACACTTGTCACACTTAGATGTAACATCACGAAGAATTCCCATTAAAACTTCTTGCTTTTCTTCTGCTTCAGCAATTCTAGAGCCCATTTCTGTATTGTCAAGGAGTCCTGCCTTCTGCAGCATCTCCATCTGCTTACCTTGTATTTCAGCTACAAGCTTGATGGCTCCTACTTTGGTCCTATAGTCTGCGGCTAAATCTGCTTGCTCTACTGTCTCCCACGCTTTATTTATAAGCATGCTGTAATGTTGATCTGATGCAGTTAATGCTTCTCTTGCACGTTCCTGAATAGTCTTATCATTTTGTGCGTAAGACTTCCACTCTTCTAAAGTTCTTACAACATCAGCTCTCTTTAGTTCGAGCTCTTTAGCTATCTGGGCTGGGTTATAACCCTTTAAGCTCATCTCTACAACCTTGTTCATCTGGTCAAAAGGTTTTTCTAGTTCCATTATTTACTCCCGTGATCTGTCTTATAAAATCCAGAACCTTTAAATTGAATTCCAGGAACTCCATATACTCTTTTCATAGTGTCGCCACATTGCTCACACTCTACTGGTGTTTCTGGATCTTTAAATCCACGAACAACATCTTTTATATTTTTGCAAGTTTGGCAAATATATTCATATGTTGGCATTAATCTGGCCTCACATCCCAGTTTTCATAATGTTCTTTCCAGGTATCTGTTTCATAAAAGTCCATCTGACTTGAAATAAAATCATCACCCTCTGGCAATCTTTTCTGAGTACGAGTACCCTGAATACCATACCACCTAACAAGCTTTTCTCCGCAGGTGTCGCAGTTGTATCCTGGATCTTCTTCCTTTATACTTCTAAAATGAGTATATTGCACTTTACATTTCTTACACTCATATTGATAAGATGGCATTATAACTCCTCATAACAGAAAAAATTTCTTTTTCTAAATCCTGTATGCTAGACTCATTAGATATCACTCTATCAAATTTGTACTCGTCCATTGCAGATTCAGATGCATGGGCATTAATAGGCTTATTATCATTTCTATTAATTCTCCAAACTTCCCCGCCATTTGCCTTAATAAAGTTAGCTTCATTTGGAAATCTTACATCTGTAATAACAAAATTCTTATATATCTCTTCTTCTTTAATTTGCTTGAATACTTGCTTTACCCAGAAGTCTTCTCCAAACATTTCTCTTCCAACTTCTGTGCCAAATACCTGAAGAAGTCTACGAACCTCTGTATTGGCTTTTGTTGGCTCCCAGCCAATCTCTCTTACGCTTCCAGAAATTCTTTGACCATTACTAAGGATAGGGTCAAGTTTAATTATTGCTTTCCTAATATTATCTGCAAACGCAAGTCTCTTAAACCCATAATTCATTATTAATATTTCTGCAATTGTATCTTTACCCGAACGGGCATAGCCACTAAGTCCAATAATCATTTCTTATCCTTTACCAATGTCAGGTGAACACTAGTCCACTTATATGTTCCATTATCTAATTTAATATGTGGATGAGCAACCTTCTGATATTCTCTATCATGGATTGATCTTTCAAAGTCTATGAACTCCGTATCATCTATATCTTCGTCCAGATAATCTACACAAGTCCATTCTATACCATCAAGCCACACTTTGTCTAGTCGATTTTTATCAAATAGCTGGACATTTGCAAACCCGTCGCCTTCTCCAGATATCTTATATTCTGTAGAAATTGCTGCTACCCCTCCTGGCTTTAACACACGATAGGCTTCCTCGATTGCCTTTCTGATAGCTTTCTCATCGCCAAAATGCTCTAAGGAACTGCAACTAAATACTGCATCAAAAGAGTTGTCTTCATAGGGAAGGTCTGTTCCATCAACATGTTGCCATACCACACGCTTATGATTGTAGTTATTGCTCATGTAAGGCCTAGCATCTACTAATAATTCTTTCTCGTACCAGTGTTGCCAAGATCCACCGTCAAGGTAGATGTCGGTTGCAAATACACGCTTTGCCACATTAGAAAGCATAGATATTGTTTCTTCTTTAGCAACACCAATGCCCAAAATTTCTGCATCTGGGTTAGACGTAATGCCCATCTTTTCAAATGAGACCATAGCCATAGCTATCTCCCAAGTCTTTCTATTCTTGAGCTCGACTCCATCCATGGCTTGCGGGAACTGCTTTGTTCCTAAATAATTATACTTCTCACACACAGACTTAAAGAACGGATCATCAAAGTCTTTTATATTAGCAACCTTGCTAAGCTTTATCATAGTTTCCTCTGGTTTTTAATAAGGCCATACTTTTCAAGGTATCTCTGGATTGTCATATGGCTACATCCAGCCTCTTTAGCAATTTCAATAATGGTTTTTCTTTGGACTACATATCTTCTATATAGCCAATCTTTAGATTCGTATAGTTTCATCGTGATGTTAGGTTATTGTAGGCATAGTAGGCGATACCAATTGCATCCCCCACATCATTATCTTCTAGATGAATGTTAAACTTATCATTCACAAAGTCTAATGTCCTCTGTTTCCTAGTCTCCCTTATTTTATTTGAATACCAAGTATCTGACTTACCTGGAAATTCTAGTCTAAGCTTAGCTTTATCTTCTTTCTTAAATGTTTTATTACCAATATAGTTTTGCCATGTAGTAGGTATTACGGTCACCACCTTAGTCCCGTCGTTCATAAGCTGGCTAATAATTGATCCATAAACATAAGACAATTTAATTACAACATCTGGTGACTGCACAAATACAGCTCCTTCAATTGCAATATAGTCTGACCTTAAATGCTTCTTCATAGCCATTACCTTTTTACGGGCATCATAAATTTTTTCATAAATATCATTACCACGAATGTCTATCTTTCCATGCATAGCAAGCTTTCCATCATCAATGATAGCAAATGCTACAGAGTTTGTAGAAGCATCTATACCAATTACCCTGTGTGCTTTAGGCTTGATTAGATCCGCTAATCCCATTTAACATCTCCAGCAACTCTTTACGCTGCTTATCCTCATCATTCTTATCGCATGTAACACATACGGTCCCATAGTTATATCTACTTAGCTTAGTCTTGCATATAGCACAATGTCTAACTGATCCAAGCTTGATGGCTCTTCTCTCGTAGTACCGCTCCATTGTTCTTTTGTTTGTCGCAAGCCTGCAACATTCATCTGAGCAATACTTTTGATTATGTGTAGCCTTTACAAACTCCTGATTACACTCATCGTAGGCACATATTAAAGTTTCAGGACTGGTATTAATTTTTCAGTATCCTCCATATCAAAACATGTATTTTTGACTGGGCAATCCTGACAGATCTTATTATTCTTTCTAAATGGCCTAGCTGGTAGATCTCTATCCTCCCAAGCCTTGCGTGTCTCACGCATCCAGTCATAACACATATCAAGAAATTCTCTATTTGCAGCATTCATCTTTACTGGAATAACTAGCATCTGCTGGTTATCCTTGTTCTCATAGAGCAAGAATCCCTCTTCAGCCCCTCGCACATCCATGTAAATTAGGATCTGAAGTCTATGGTTATCTGAAGGCTTCATTGAGTTCTGTCTAAATAAGAATGCGTTGTCGCTGGTAGTCTTAATTTCTCCAACTACTTCCTGACCTTCCCAATCTAGAATTACGTCAGCAAATCCCTTGATCGGTGGATCTTCTTTAACAATCTCTTGCTCAATAAACTTGACTGTTCCTGTAGACTTAAATATCTCCTGAATTCTTTCATGTGCTGCAGTTCCGTTAGACATGTTAGCAATTGCTATAGCATC